CTCTACCTGGCTTCCCTTCTCTTTCTTCGACCTCAGGGTGCTGATGGTTGTGTTCCCATTGCCTGAGCTTTTTGTGATTTTCCCTTTTGCATAATCAAACAAAACCTGTCAGAAAATGACCGGTCGTTATCATGAGAAAACCGTTGTTTTATCCCCATCTCTCTCTCTTCTCTTCCTTTTCTATTCGTAGATCACCTCCTGGATTGCTTGTACTACCGTGAGCACTGCTGCACCCGTCCATCGTATAACTACCTGTATCGCTGCATCAGACGCGATCTTTTCGAACGCACTGGACGAATGAATTGTCTCTGAACCAATGGGGACATTCTTCGCCGACGTGTTGATCAAAGCGCCGTTTGCGTAGTAGCTGAACAGTAGTGTACCAACGGTTGTTGCAGTGAACCGCAAGTACGAGGTCAAATAACCAACGCCCTTGCGATTGCTAACAAACCCTCCATCGGCCGGAACCTGGAAATTGACGTCATTGAGGACTTGTGAGAATGGCAGTGTCGAATCGCCCAGCACGTAATCCGTGGCTGAACTTAACGCTGTGCCACTACTCGCAAATTCCCCCTTGACTACCTTATGTGCCAATGGAAGTGGTGGTTTGGCGGTCTTGAAGTACAATCGGAAAGAGTACTCTAAAAGAAGATAGCCCAACGTGCCGTAATTGGTGGCAGCTTCAGTGGCGATGTTCAATCTGCCTTGATGCATGAACATTGGATCTGCTCCCATGTCCGGGGAGACGAACATAAGTTCGTCCCTGTGGAGCTTCCCATGCGTCGAGACAGACATCACTTTGTATGGATGTTTCCCGTCACCGAGTTGCCTGGCCGTGAAGGTGCGAGCATCTTGTGTGCGTTGCAGCGTCTTCATGTCAATTGGCGGGCCGTCGCGTGCATCAACATCATACATGATGCCGATGTCCGCTTTTTCGTCCGCCGCCAGGTTCGAAGCCCACTGAATGTCCAACCGAGTGCATAGATACTTGTCGTAATACTTGGCCCAATCCTGGAGCTCATCTGAAAAGAGTTGCTCGTTTAGTGGATGGACCGCGTGTGTTACGACTTCATAACCTACGCCCTGGTTGGTCAATGGGATTCGGTTGGTTCCCCTGACGACGACGTACTCAGCGCGTCGCTGACGATCAAACAGCATCTCGTCACGTGTCGTGACAAGTTGCTTGCTTGTTGAAGCAGCCGCAAAAGCCTGCTTCTGCATCTTCGTATTGTTGTTCTTGTTCTTCTTAGCCATGATGAAATGTCAAAAATTGTTGAAAGTAAAATGTTTGTGAATTGTTTAAAATTCTCGCCTGGGTGCGGCCTACACCAGGGCGAATTGGAACATTGGTATGTCTGGGGTTGTGGTTGGTGCGCACCACATCCTTTCCGAATCATCGTAAGCCTTCTCCATAGCAATTTGATGATCGGGTGTTATTCCAAACGCGGCCCATACAGATGCTCTGGTTTCTGCCGTTATGCCGGGTGAACGTTTGACTCCCCTAGCCATCATTCTGAACCCAAACCGGTCGTCTACCTCGGCTATCTGTTTGCCGTTGCCTGCGCGGATCATCGAGCGGTATGCTGCTGACAATATTGGTATGTCTGCAGTCATTTGGTACCCGCACTCCCCTACGCTAGACAGCATCGTTCGCCACTCGTCTTCAGTCGTTAGTTTCTTGGTGCTGAGAATGTCCTTGGTCAACACGACCCTAGGGTCGCGGACCATGATCCACCCATCGGTCACTTTGACAGGTTGTGTTTGACAAAACACCACCTGTTCAAACTCGTCGACGGGCTCCTCGACTTCAATGTTAAAGCCGAGGTCTGTGAACCACCTACTAATATGTTCCTGAACGAGTCGTAGATCTCTTCGCTCCATGAATAAGACACAGTCATCACCATTGTTAATGAATGTCATCCTGCCACCCGGTCGGTATGTTGCAAGAATCCACTCCACAAAAGCGGCGACCATGGATGCCATGATAACACAGTTACCACAACTGGTGTTCATATCTCCCGACATACGGCATCCATTTACTACGTATCTGATCTTTCCATCTTGACAGTATGCGGCACAATGATTTTGAAGTTGCATTCGTAACAAATGCGCGAACAACGGATCGTTGTTAGCGGCCATGTATACGGAATGCTCGTACAAAAGTGCCTGCACACTGCAGTGCTGATCAAATCGCTTGGCGTCTAATCCTAGAGCTACTGGGTCAGCGAACGACTCCCAATGCTTCCTGATCTCAGTGGCTGATTGCTGACAATTCAGTCCCTTGATGATCGTTTTTCCCCCTCCCCATTTCTCCTGTTGATACAAATTGATTGCCTGTAAAATCAAGGGTTCTAGTGGTATTTGAAATTTTGCGTGTAGCAGACGATATTCAGGACATGCAGCCTGGATTATTCGAGCACACTTTAACTGGGCCTTCCATGGAAGTTTCTCAAACTTCACAAAAGATGACATGCGTCGCAACTTGCGATCAAAGAACCGTCTTGCCTTGAGGTTCTCACGGGCCTTCTCGAGCACCGTCCGG